GGGCGTGCGCCCGTTCATACCCAATATGCGAGTCCTTGAACTTGCTGACGAACTATTGGGCACGAACCTCGTGTCGGCCCATGTCTCGCTTGACGCCACAAAAGAACCCGAGTGGATGTCTGGCTACCCACGGCTGCTGGATGTGAAGCGATGAGCGAACTCGATATACCCTCGGGACGCCATGCTGAGTGGCGATCCATTATCAAGCACAAACAACTTGAGATGGCTACAAACCTGTTGAAGGAGATGCGCAGCATCAACCCCGATATACCCAAAGACATTGACGCAATGACCCTGCTAGATGCTTTGGGTTGTGCCGGCCTGTCCCTTGCCGTCGGCGAGTGGGCCTCGTCGACGTTCATTGAGAACCTCGAGACAACTCGGCCGTGGTCGGACTTAAGTCAGCTGTTGCCGGACATGGGCGAGGTGGAGTCATGACACAGAGCAGCACAACGTGGCGTGACTCGGCGGCGTGCCGCGGGGTTGAGAAGGACTTCTACCCGGCGTCCGGCAAGAACAATCTGAGGGTCAGGGCCATCGTAAAGGAGGCCCTGGCGATGTGTAACGGCTGCCCCGTCCGGCTCGACTGCCTGAACTGGGCGGTCGAGAACAAGGAGTTCTACGGCATCTGGGGAGGGACGACCGAACGTGAGCGCAGGCTAATGATTGAGAACCACGCCCCCTTTGCTGATACGACCATTCGTATGCCGATCGTTGAGATAGGTAGCATCATGCTCCCAAGGGAGAAGGAAAGTGAATGAGGATGGATCACGAAGCGATGCGGACGGCCCTGACGAACGTCGTCGGCCGTCCGCCCACATCAGCCGGAGGCTGGGTCTACCTTCCGGGACAAGCTTCCCGGGAGTCACGGCTGCTCGACGCCGGGTGCCGGCTGTTCGACGCGCTCGACTGCTACCGCGGGTCGAGAGACCCGGTAACCGAGGCCGCTCTGAGGGCGTGGGTCGAAGCAACCGGGGACGTGAAATGAGGGCCTGGATGCTCGCCTTCCTCGCTCCGGCGATGCTTTTTGGCATCTTCCTCGCTAGCCGCATCCTCGAGGCACTCGACGAGGACGCCGAAGAGGGCCGGAAGTTAGTCGAGGCCGGCGATGACGAGCTAATGAAGAGCATCGTTACCGGATGGGCCGAGAAGAATAAGGGCGGCTCAAAGTGAGTCGTGTGGAGTCACGGTACGAACGCGCCGACTTCCTCCGGGCGGACAACGCACTGCAGCTAGTCGAGGCGCTGGCTCGTCAGATCGACGACCCGGAGCTTCTCTCGACGCTGCTGTCAAGGATCACGTCGGTGGCCGAGGCCGTTGCGTACCGTTCAACGCGGGGAGTTTCCTGATGCCGGCGGATCGGAGGAGGGAAGTCCTCAATGAAGCGTCCTCGCTCGTCAACGGCGATAGGAACGAGACCTACGGTGACCCCTACGACGACTACATGAAGGTCTCGAAGATGTGGAACGCCTACCTCGAGGGGCTGATGAAGCGTAGGGGGATCAGCGTGTCGCCTGCGCTGACTGACCTCATTGAGCCGCACGATGCCATCGCAATGATGGTGCTGCTGAAGACGGCCCGCATCGCCAATGCGCCGGGACATCGAGACAACTGGGTCGACCTCGCCGGCTATGCAGCCTGCGGATGGGATGCCTATGGAGGGCCAGGTGCGCAGTCACGGGCGGCGGACAACGCAGAGCCGCCACGCGGATCGAGGAATCCGTATGACATTCGAGAGGCAGTGGCAGCTTGGCGCAAAGAGAACGGGCCTGGCTGATGGGCTGCACGAGCGACGTCGTCCGGGCTGCGGCCGGGATCGTCGAGTCCGGGTCTCCGGTGACAGTCGAGGGCATCTCGAAGTCCTGGGGCCGGAGCTATGGGTCGACGCAGCGCATGGTAAGGCATGCCGTGACTCTCGGATGGCTCGAGGAGTCGACGTATGCCCCCACCCCCGCCGGCCTCGAAGCGTGCGGCCGCATCTGACTCGGTGCTGCGCGGGCGGCTAGTAGCCTCTCAGGGCATGAGCCCGCATCCCATCGACATGACGTACGGCGTCCTCGATGCGGCCAAGCAGACGAAGTCGGAATCGGTTCGCTCGATGGGCGTCGGCACCGATGTGCTGCCGTGCGTGTTCTGCTTCGATGACACCGGGGTCGTCGAGTCCTATGCGATCCTGATTGAGAACGATTCGTCAAGGACGCTCAACATCGCTCTCCTCGAGGCCGTAGCGGTGATGCGCCGGTCATGGGGCTGCCACGCCGTGGTATGGGCACACGAGTCCTACACGGCCCCTCCGAGCGACGATACGAGGACGTTAGTCGAACGCTTCCCCACCGACCCGGAGGTCGAGGAGTGCATCACCCTGCTGTGCGTGACGATCGAGGGCGATGCTGCCTATGTGGTGCAGCCCTACAAGGTGGGCGTCGGCCGGCGCATCGAATGGGCCGAACCCCGGGTGGGCGTCGGGTTCTCGACGGAGCATGAGCTTGCCGATGTGGCCCACCGGATACTGAGGCAGACCGAGGTGGACAGGTATGCCCTGCCGCACGAGGGCATCACCGCCTTGGGTGAGCTCGGCTTCATGGCGACAGACAACGGCTAGTGGTCGTCGTCGTCCCTGCTGATGAGCGTGGGTGCGACGATCATGAGGAGGACACTGACGGCGATGAGGACTGCTGTCTCGAGCACGTCCCCACCGTACCCCCACGGCCCACTCTCGTGGCCTCAGGTGCGTTGGGTGAGTGTCTCTAGGAGTGCCGTCTTGAACTCCTCCCCCAAGCCCGCACGGATCGCCGTGAGGTACTCGTGCCTCTGTTCGTCGGTCGCCTCCTCGTCCATCCAACGGTCAATGATCGCACTCGCCTGCTCCTCAACGATGACGGCTTCCATGCGTGCGTCCTCCGCCTTCTGCTCCTCATAGAGGTCGCAACGGTGGGCGATCTTGATGGTCTTCATGACCCACCCGTTCTCGTTCTTGATGTGCGCACCCTCCATGGGGGTGAGATACCACTTGCCCGCCTTGCTCTGCGCCCACTTCAGGTCAGGGCATCCGCACTTCTTGCATGTGATCGGCTTCTTCTCCATAGCGACCTCCTTGGTCATGTCTCATTGACAGACATACCATACCTCAAGGGTGTGACAAAGTCAAGTCATTGTTTGACACGGGTGATCACGGGGTGCGCCCTCGGCAGGAATCGGACCTGCGACCTGCGGTTTAGGAAACCGACGCTCTATCCACTGAGCTACGAAGGCATGGCATCGAATGGTAGGGCCTCGACGGATGCGACGTCAAGCCGGAAGCAGGGCCAAAGCTGAGTGGCGGCCGGTGACCGGAGGTGGGGATGCGTGACCCCCGGGGATAGCATCGACCATCAGCTGCCTCGATGTCTCGATGGCGCAGCCTCTGAGCAGGGGCGATGCCGGGCGTCAGCTGTCAAGGCCGGAGCTGCTCGACTCCGGGGCCGAAGGGGCGAAGAGTCACGGCAGAAAAGTGTCGCGCGAGCCTCCAGAACGGGTGTGGATACAAGGGGGGAGCGAAAACGGATCTCCGCGCGCGTTACTCCGATTCGGGGGTTCCGATTCCCGAGTGCCGTTCAGCCTCAGGTCGGTCGGCTCCGAGGTATCGCATCATCGTCTTCGTGAAGTACGGGTTCGTCGTCGTCGTCTCAAACCAGGTCGTGTAGCCGTCGTGGGGGTCGTTGGACGTCGTAACTCTCGTCGTGTGCGTGGCGGCCTTGATCGTCGTCGTACGAGTGTTCGCAGTACGGGACGGTGGGCGGTGCTCGGACCAAGGTCCAAGCACCTGATCGGCTCGAAGTGCCCAGGCCCACTGAACGTGGTCCATCCAGGCACCAGTGTCGTGCGGACCATCGCCGGAGTTGGCAAGGCCCGGCGCAAAAATGAACCTTGGCGTACCGCCAATGTTGAGACATAGATACGGTTCGGGGGTGTCGATCCCGGGATGCGAACTGTTGTTGACTGCGTAGAGACGGCCGGCTCGTATTTCCATGTGCAGGACCTTAGGCGCTGCTGAAAGTTTCGTCAAGTTGCGGAGAGTTCGCTCATCGTTTTCCCGGCGAAACGCTTGTTCGCAACAGGGAGGTTGTTTGCAACGATGCCGATTTTCGTTGTTGGAGCGGTGACGGCGAGGAGGTCGTTGTCCTCTTGGTCGTAGTAGTTTGCCTCAGCGAGTGCCGTTGCCGTGGGGAAGACATCGGCATGCCTGTCGGTATCCCTGTCAATGAGGTGATCTTGCTTACCGCCATATGAGTAGACGACCCGGAGATTGGGGGGCATTTTTGATTTTTTTTCTTTTAGCAGCACAACTTCCTTGGTGTAGGCGTAGAAGAGGACATCAGGGGCGGAGACGGCAATCCTGAACCATCTGTCAAGATAGTCGGCTGAGAAGAAGTCCCCGGCGTCGTGGATGCGAACCGCTTTGCCGCCCCGTGTTATCCAATCAGATAACACTTCGTCCGTTGGATCGTGGTCAAGGTTGAGTGGGGTGCCTGTCGGCCTCATGCGTTTGTGGGCGACCTCGGCGGTTATCTGTGCCTCCCAGGCGTCGCCGTCTTGGAGGACATACTCGAGGTTTTGTAGATGCCTCTTCCTGACATTGGAGAAGGTGTACGTCCCCATCTTGGCGTAGCACACCCGCCCGCACGATCCTGCGTTCGGGCAGGTGTTAAACCACGAGCCGTCGGTGAGTTTGAGAGTGTGGGCCGGGAGCGTCCAGTTCCAGACGCCGACCTTCCTGAGTTCGCTGTTCTGTGTTAGTAGCCGTTGTGGTCTGACTGTGGGCGTTTCCATGCCCGTAGTTCTAGCAGCGCGTTGCCCAC